TGCCATTTTGCCGCTCAAGATCAACACCCCAATACCTAAAAGCATTTTCTATCTTCTCAAGGTCTTTCCACCCGAATTCAGCACCTACGGCAGTAGGCTCAACATACTTAGCTTCAACCTCCTGCTTTGACTTGTCGAGCGAGAATACCGAGGCCAACGAATGAAAAACCTCCTTCACTGTCGCTCCTATAACAGTGAACAAGGGCGTTCGAGCAATAACTCCGAAATTTTGCTGAAGTGACCAGGAATTGTAATACGCCTTGGTCAGCTCTGCAAGGCGGGCAGCAGGAGGGAAAGAAAGCATAATCCCCACTTCTGGCCCAGGCAAAAACGGAACAACAGGTATCCTCTTTATTGACAACCTGGTCTCTTCAGGTCCAGATATTTTTCCAGCCCATGTCCATGTTCGAGATATTACACGACCGTTCTCGATTGAGTATTCGCGACACTTCCAAACAGCCTCTTCGCTGTACCCCGTATCCTCGGTTGTCTCAACCCAATAATACCGTACCTCAACCAGCTTTCCGTTCTCTTCTTTCCACCCCAACAGTTGATCAGGACCAAATAACGACAACCACGGCCTAACCCCGCTCGCCGTGGCTTCTGCCCTGCTCATTAGTTGCACTGACCGTGGCCCGTCAACAACCACGAAAGCCGCACCACGCCCGACCCCTTCCCGGAAAACTTTTTCGGAAAAGGTCTCCAAGTTGTTCCCGGCCCTGTCCGTCTGAGCATAGACGGCTTCGGTGCGGTCATTTTTAGCATCATCTGAGAGCGTAACTCCGGCAGCCCCGACCATGCTCGCATAGCTGTCAATTCCGTCTGCGTAGGCGTTTACCAGTACGGCGGACTCAAGCCTCTTGTCGTATGCACCTTGAGATTCGACCTTATCTGGTCTACGGATCAGGTATTCCTCACCTGCCTCTTTCACGATGCGGTCAGCCTCTGTATCTGCTAAGTCAGAGCAGAGCTTTGTTTTTTCTCGAAAAAGTTTCACTTTCTCTTGTAGGAAAAACGGGCTGGTTTTATCATCCCAAGGGGGCTGTTGCTGTTGGTATTTCATATCGCTTTGAAATTTTTGTATGCCTCTTTTGCCCGATCATAATCGGCCTTGGGCACCTTTTTCTGTTCATTTGCCCTTATAGTCTTGAGAAAACGGCTGGCCGCCTCCCCTTTCAGAACAGGGGTTTCTTTGATTGCTGTTGCCATAATTTTTATGGGTAAAATTTAATCTCACCCACAATCATACACTATTCAGACAAAAAAACAAAAAAAGAAATAAAAGTGAAAATAAACCTTGTATTCTTTTTTAACACATGCTATAAATAGGTATAAGCAATTGAGAGAGAGACCAACCACAACCGGAGAAAAGACCATGACAGTATCAGACCTCGCAAAAATAGCAGAAGCAGCGGAAAACAATTACACATGTTTTGGCGTCCGGCATCATCACACCACCGCATCAGTAGGAGACGAATTGCCAAAATCATGGCAACAGATAGACGATGAAGAAGATTATGAGCTTAACGGCTCATGTTGTTTGGAATTTGTTGTCGATAACGGCGAAGAAGAGCTGGAATTTTTAATACAAGAATTGAAATCGCGTAATTATCAAGACGGAACTATTGTCCTCGTAGCGGGGGACTGCTTTGAGTATGGAAATGATGACGGCGAGATTATAATATCAAACCCTATCGTGATTGGCACGATTTAACCCCAGCCACCCGGCCTAATCACAAGGGCCGGGTAGAGGAGATCAACATGACCTTACAGCAAGAGCAGGAAAAAGTACTGACCCAACAGATTAGAACCTGTTTAATCCACCGACCAGACAGCAGCAGATCAAAACCGGCAACAAAAGCATTAATCGAATCTATGATCAACGATGCTAAGTTATCAGCCTGTTGGCCTGCTCTTACAGCGGATGATTACAAAGATATCCGCTGGCACTTAATCCAAAAATATGTACTTTAACCCCACAAATCCAGCGGCTCCTCGCCGCTGGTATCCCGCTTGACTGGATGCTCGACAAACGCCCAATATCGCACCGCCGTTGTTATATGGTGGTACTCGTTTTTATCATCTTCCTGGAATGCTGAACCCTCTTTGGTTCCCACCGTTGAAAGCCCCTCATGCGTCCAGGTGGCTTTCTCCTTGTTCACGAAAAATCTACGCTCACCATCCCCATTACAGATCAACGCCCTTAAAGAGTTCTGGCTGTCAGAAATTGACGGATGCGACATTCGTACTCGGTTTTCAACTGACCACCCTTCCTGCCTGAGCTTGTTCTCTATGATTTTATACTGACTTGCTTTACCGTGCTTTTCTCCATGTTTTCCGTAGGGATCGCCGTGGAGCTCGACCGACTTGTTAAGGTGATCCTTATACCGCTCGCAGAACTCAGCCACCGTGTTGTGTGCGTCTGCCGATTCAAGCACGATTTCGTCTAATGCAAGATATATGCCACCACGCTTGACTATTATTGTCGAGCAAAGCGGGGTATAATTTTGGTCATGCGTCCAGATTAGCTTTTCATGTGGTTTGATTTCTTCTGTGGTCAGATTTTCCTCTGAGTAATCACCGTAGATGATCCCAACCGCCTGGACAAATTTACCCTCGTACTCCTGTTCAAACTGCCTTTTTGACAAGTCCTTTCGAGCGTCTGCTATTTTCTTTCCCGACAAGACCTCTTCCGACTTCCAACAGAAAACAGCCCACTCCGGGTTCCCCTGCGCTTTTCGCACAATCCTTTCAAGCGGCCCGCCAAGTTCAGGAACTCCGGTCAACCAGCACCACGGAACATAGCCGTTTGGGTATTCTGAGTCGAGGGCGGGCCGAACATTGCTTTCCCACATTTTGGGCTTGCAATTATCAAACTCGTCAATGACACCACCAGCCCACATTTTACCCTCAAACCGAGCAGGCTCGTTCATACCGATGACTTTTATCATGGACCCGCAATCCGGGTATATCTCCATGTTGGTGATGTTAGGTTTTTTTGTATGGGAAAAAGCGTAGGTGAGGAGCAGGAGGTCTTCCCACCATATACCCCTTGCCTGGGGCATAGTGGGGTTTGCCACGAAATACGGCATTCCGTGGGTGGCGGCAGCGGCCTGCTGAACTACAAAACGCTTTGCAGTCTCGGTCTTGTAGGCCCGCCGCCCGGAATGATTGACAATAAATCGAACGCCTGAACGGGCAGCAGCAAGCAGGCGCTCCCGTTCAGCGACTTTTTTGAACTCAAACCATCTCTGGTCACAGAGCTCTGTGAGGCGCCGCCATTTTTCGTTATGGATTATGTTTGCCAATCATTTCTCCGGTTAACCTATCAATAAACAGGCTGATTGTTTTTCTTTTCGGCTCCAGCTAAAACCCCCTGCGTATTGTTTCGTCAGCAGTGATATCAGTGTCAGTAGAATAAGCAGCAATAGTAACAGCATAACTAGCGGCAGCGACAGTTGCATCAGCGGAAGTAGCAGCGTCGGCAGCGATAGCAATAGCAGCGACAGCGACAGCGACAGCATCATTAGCAGCAGTATAAGCAGCCTTGCCTTTCTCCATATTCGCACGAATGAAATGAACCATTCTGACCTAGCCATCCTGTAAGGTTTTTCATAATTTCTTTCTCCTGTTATTACCCTGGCTTGCTGCCGATTACATCTCTCAATACTTCGGCAAGCTCGCTGTTTCCTGTGTCCTCTTTTTCATCTGGCTTAACCTTCACCCCAATGGCATGAGCATAGAGATAAGCCATGCCATTATTGCAAGGATTCTTGTCTGGCTTGAATGCGCAATTATGCGTTCTTGCTAGAAAAAGAGCCTGTCGGATAGTCATTGACTCTTTATGCGCGTCGGAAAATTCTGGATGCACTTTGCACCATTCGTAGAATGTGTCCTTGTGGATCCCTATGTCAGCGCAAAATCCCTCGACAGTCTCCTCTCTGCGAGAGGATTGCAACAAGAGCTTGCAGTATACACTTTTGTATTTCGTTGGGGCACCTCTCCCCTTTTTTTCATTTTTCATGCCAGAATTATAAAAACAATTCTGGCATGAAGTCAATAGAATAAATCAAAAAGTCAATAGAATAAATCAAAAAGGAAGTTCTTTGTAATCATCATCGGTTAAATCGTTTTCTTCCTGATGGCAGATCATACATTCAGGGCAGAGCTTTGAGCCATTTGGAGCAGTCCATACCGCTTCCTCCTCCCCACAAACATCGCACGGTGTTTCTGGTTTGAGCCGTGCGGTCAGTTTTTCGCCTAGTCTGCTGCGCCCTCCCACCCCACCGGTGATTATCGCCCCACAAGCCTGCAAAACCTGCCTGATTCGCTCTTTAGCCCCACGAAACAAGGGCTGTGTATATGCGCAATGCTCCGACAATATCACGACTTTCTGTTCTTCCAGGGTCTGAAAAATCTTTATAGCCCTTTTGAGTACCATGTTGTGCATTATTGCATCATGGTCTTTTGCGATTAACGCCAGTGCCTTCAGTTCGTTCTCATTGAGCTTATTCATGATTTTCCTCCTCACGGTCTCACTTTTTTATTCTTCAAAATATCTTTCGGTATCACAAGGTATTCCCCTTCTTCATCCTCCCTCACACGTATGGTGCGTCGGTACGTTTTCCCGTCAGCAAGAGTAATCATGCAGTAAAGTGATTTCCCTGACCTCGTAACGCCTGACACCCAAAGGTGTCCAATGTAGTATTTAGGCCCTGACAAATACGTGAACTCATAGTTTTCTCCTATCCTAAATACCCTTACCTCTTCTTCCTCTTCAACTTCAATGTCATCCCACTCTTGAGGGTACTGCGGACCGTGCATGTCGTATCCTATCATTTTCTTTTTCCCTTGCCCGGCCAGCGCTGGGCGGTTAGTCGTTAGTGATTATTAGCTGCCGGTGCTTGATAATCGTTGGTTATTTGCCGCACCGTGCCGGGAGGGCAGCTTTTTTGTCTGGTGACAGCTCAAAGACCTGTGTTACACTAGCGCCTTGATATGTCACCACTATTAGGTATTTATAGCCATCAATACAAATCGTTTTCAATCCTATTTTTTTTGACCCCATTGCCCCATATAATACGCCTGGAAAATTTACTTCTACCTCTTCTGCCATCGCCCCTGATGACCAAAAAATGGAAAGAATTGTCAGGATGGCGGCGAGGATAATAATTGCTCTTTTCATTTTTTCTCTCCTTGCCCGGCATGGCCGGGCGGTTGTTGGTTAATATTGCAATCAGACTGTTACTAATTGCCATCCTGTTTGAGCTACAACACTAATTACTTTACCCCCTGGGAGCTCCTTTTTCTCCCGTTTGTCATTGTGGAACAAATAGAGATCTCCACGGAAAATCAAACACCTACCGGGGGACATCTCGCTGTTTACACCCCTGGTATAAGCGAGTGACATCAAGAGGTATGGTACTGGAGAGGCCATTACTTTGTCAGCTTGATCGCATGCCAGCTCACAAGCCTTATCCTTTTGCTCTTCCAGTGTCCATCCTGACGCTGGCACTTCGCAAAGTTGCCAAGACTCGTACTGGGAGTCAAGGATCTGTTGTTGTTCTGCCATCAAATTGTGTTGTTCGTTTATTACTACGATTGCTTTTTTCATTTTTTTTACTCTCCCTCGCCCAGCCTGCGCCGGGCGGTTAATGTTGTTCTTAATTGCTTATACCTATTTTATATCATACCCTAGAAAAGAGTGCAAGGTTTATTTTTACTCTTTATTTACTTTTCAACCACCTTCCCCCGTCTGTACGGGTAAAAGTTGTATATACGGGTAACTTTATATGGAACCTGTATGTAATTTTGTATGAAATAATGCAATGGTTACAGGTGCTTGCAGGCGAAATTGCTGAGTATACAGTTCGTGCAGCATAAGCACGATAGAGCAAAAAAAGAAACTGACTATTAAAAAATTTAATAGAGTTCAAAAAATTGTACCAAAGAAAACCGGAAAGAGCTGTATAAACTGTATGCTCACGAAAGAAAGGAAAAGAGTATATAATATATATTATATATTATTATTATATATTATTAATATTATTATTCTTTTTTACTCATGTTCAGCGATAATAATAATTATTATCGCTGAACTTAACATACAGAACGTGCTGTATACTCGCTGTATGATCTGTATACTCACCCATT